TTACATCGTCGATCTGTCTGCGGATTTCCTCAAGTGCAGCCTGCACGGTCCCGCTCGTCACGCCCTTGAACGGCGTAATGCCGACCCTGCCCGCGCCCTCTGCGGATTTAACAGTATTGATATACTGCACAAGGTTTGCCTGCAGCTGCTCGAGCGCCGCCTGCACGGTGTTTGCGTTCACGCCGTCAAACGGTGTCATGCCGACGTTTTCCGCGCCGTTCACCTTTACCGCGTCCCGGTAGTCCTCGAGGTTCTTTTGAATGCTCTGCAGCTGCTCCTGAACCGAGCAGCCGGCCACGTTGGGGAACGCCGCGGCGCCGATCTGTCCGGCGCTGTTTGCGGCCTGCAATGCCTCGATCAGCTTGTTGAGCATCTCGATAATAAGCAGCGGCAGCAGATCGAAAACCTTCTTGTTTTCCTCGGCCGAGCCGGTCAGCGCGTCCGGCTGGCTCTGCACGCCGGTCTCTGCCGCCTTTTCGGCTGAAATTTTGCTTTCATCAAACGTCATATCCTCACCTCACTGTCTCTTTGCGTACTTAGCGATAAAGTACCGAATGACAACCTCGTGTACACCGAAGCCCTCGTCCACTGTGTCGGACTGCAGAATGACCTGAATCGCCTTCCAGCCCTTTCGTTTGAAAAGAAACGGGATAATGGAGTTGACCACCGTTCCGAACGGAAACCGTTCAAAGCTGATATAATGAAAATTCAGCCGATCCGCTGTCACGCGCTTCATCAGCGTGCCGTGGTCGGTTTCGAGTCTTACCCAAATCTCAACCGCACTGCGCGTGTAAGCCTTCAAGTGTACGCCGCTGCCGCGCTTGGGCATGGTTTTCAGTATCATCGGCGTGTTCATCGTGTCGAGCTTAGTAGCCCACTCGGTGTGGATGGCCGCGCCGTCATCCGAGAACGCGTTCATCATAATATCATTGTTCTCGTCTACAAGATCGTCATTAAACCGGCAAACTCTGCCGTCCTCAGTGCCGAAATACAGCGCCTGTTCGTGTGAACAGAGCACCTTTGCGGGCACGTTCGTCCAGAAGTACCATTCATAGCCGTTGTCGCTTTTGTCCTGATTCCCGTCTGCCACATACGCGCAGCCGTCTATCACAAGCACATACCAGCCGCGCCAGCAGGCGGCTACAGCGTCCGCAAGTCTGCGCTCCTTGCACAGCTTGGGGTTGACACGCCTCGACCGGCAGAATAACTGCCGCACCTGCATGTTGTTGTAGTAGGTGGTCGTCGGCGCATATACACCGCGCGGACTGAGATACAGCGGATCGTCATTCAGGTTCGCCGAGGAATACTTGGCAATCGCGCCGTAACCCGGCACGCCCTCTTTCAGCGGAAAGGTTGCCACATCGTTCAGCATTGCGCCCGAGTGGTGCCAGATCGTGCCCTCCTGCCGGTTGTCCTTCTTGATGAGCAACAGCTCGCCCTGCGCCTTGAGATAGCACATGATGGGGAAATCGCTTGAACCCACCACGCTGTAATTGATATCCGGGAAATATGTCGGGTCAGACAGGCCGGAAAACCATTCCATAGCCGCGTGCTCCTTGTTGCCGGAAATAAAAACGCGGTTGCTGCTGCCGTCCATGCCGTAAATCGCAAAGATGGTGCAGCCGAGCACCTTCTTCCGGTCCTCGGTGGTCTTGGCAAACTTTACTTCAAAATTGGAGATACCGGCGTTCTCCGGCGCGCTCGGTGCGGTCTCAAACGTCACCGTGCCCTTTTCCGCGTCATAGCTTTTCACAGGGATTGCACTGCCGTTCAGATAGGCGGCTGTCGGCGTGCAGCCCTTGTCAATGCCGGTCACGTCCAGCTGATAGGTCGTGCTTGTGCCGTCTCCGATAAAGCGGTTCTTACGCCACTTGCACAGCATATTAACGTTTTCGTAGGTCTCGCCGCCGCCTGCCGCCTTGCGCTGATAGCTGGTCAGCGGACAGTAGGCGTTATCGTCTAACGCGTGTACGGCGGTTTTGCCGTCATAAACAACGTAGTGCTCGCCGGTCAGAATGAACAGCTTGCCGTGCATGTAAAAGCCCTGGCTGCGGCCGCCGCTGTTCAGCTTGTCCAGCAGCTCCTTGCGGCTGTCCTTTACTTCCTTGTAGTCTGCATCGAGCTTTACGGCATACAGCTTGCTGCCCGCATGGACGATGAGCGTCAGGTTTTCCTCGTCATTGTCGTTCTCATAGGGAAAAATACCGGCGACAGGAACAGCCTTGCCGTCCGCATCGGTAAACCGTAGCAGCGTGCGCCATCCATAGCGCCGCTCAGGAAAGCCGCCCTCGTCTGCGATAACGTTCACCGCACGCGGCGATCGTCCATCGTCGATCTGGGTCTCATCCGTGGAGTAGTCCAGGCCCTTGAAGCGCTTATAGTGCTTGGTGCCTTCCTCGGATTCCGTAAAATCCGGCACCGTAACCTTACGCGGCATAGCTTACTCCTCCCCGTAATCCGGCACAGCAGGCGCAGCGTCCTCCAATGCCGAAACAAACTCATTCCGGAACATCACGCTTTCCGCCTTGCGGTTCTCATCGTCGAACAGCAAGGCGGACGCCAGACCCCACGGCAGCGCAACGCGCGTGATCCGGTCGTCCCAGTCGAGCACCGTGCTGTCAATCGTCGTGACCTCCGGCGTGCTTGTCAGTTCCGCGTCACCGCGCTGTGCGCGGATGGCGTTCTCGTACGGCAACGCCTCCACAAGCAGGCTGTCAAGCAGTGTCGGCGAGTAGCTGTCAAAGTCAACGTCTGTTCCGGGCGCTTCAATGATTTTCGCCAGTGCCAGCGTGTAAATGCGTTTAATAGTCGTCGCCACGCTCTCACCTCCTAACAAACAGAGGGCGGGCAGCCGCCCGCCCTCATGGGTCTTTACTTATCCGTAGCCTCAGCCACATCCGACGTCAGCTTGCCGCCCTTGCCGAACGCAACGACCTTGATGGTCTCGCCCGCCTTGGTGGCAACCGTGCCGCCGGATGCGACCAGCATGCGGTTTGCGGAGAAGCGCGGGTCCGAGCCGTCCAGCGTGTACCAGATTTCGTCCGCATCTGCCGCCGTAACGGTCGCACTGTGCGAAGCGATCGCTACGGTGCACGCCTGCTGGCTTGCGGCCTTGGCCACAACGACAACCGAATCCGCACGGCTGGAAAGCACAAACAGATCGTAAATCTGACGGCCCTCAACCAGAGAACCGGAAACGCCGGGGGGATCGGTGTGGATTTTGGTATCGTCAATGGTATACGGGAACGCAAGCGCCTGCTCGTGAATTGCAAGCATATAAACGTCGGTCGGGAACAGTCGGTCGGGAACCTTTACAACAGTAAAGCCCTCAACCTGACCGACAACGCCTGTGGGCAGCTGCTTGCCCGCCAGATTGTCCAGCTTGACCCACTCGTCCGAGAGGATGATCTTCTTGTAGTCACTCACGCGGACAAAAAGGATACGGCCATCATCCGGTACATAGTGATCGTCCATATAGGCGGCAGCATCATAGACGGTGGAGATAATGTCGCTCTTGGTCGGTGCAGCAGAAACGCCCTGAATATGGCCGAATCGTGCAATGCGGCTGAAGCCGTACTTGTCGCCGGTCGGCACGCACTTCTCGGAGATCTGCTGGCGCAGGTACTGGCCGGCCTTGTTGCTGATAGCCTGCTGAGAGCCGTCGCCCTTGTCTACAATGGCGGTAAACGCCTTGTCCTGGGTGATGGTGTACTCGTTTACGATGTCCTGTACATCGTTCGGCACGCCGTAGCGGTCCTTGCCCTCTCGCTTGTAGTCGTTCAGCTCGCTGGTGAGGATCTGGTAAACCTTGCAGGTTTTCTTGCCGATCATGTCAACGTGCGCCTTGCAGTGCGGGCGCAGGAAC